TGCCGGACGCGCCAGTCACAGAAACCGTAGCCGTGCCACCCAGCACCACATCGAGCGCTGCCGCGTTGTAATTCTCCGGCACATCCCACGTGGTGTAGGCGGTTCCAGAGGTCAACCCAGAGGTCAAAACAGCGCTGGTCGGCAGGGTGCCATCAGCCGTGTTGTACGTCTGGATAACGAGGTTTTTGTTGGCGGTGATGCTATTGCTCATCAGATCTTCTCATTCGCAATTGCGAGGGCCTTGGTGATGGCCTCATCTGGAACGTTCAGCAGCGGGCTGGTCCCGTCACTATGCCTGTTTTTCGCCTGCTCTGCAGCCCTAATAAGCTTTTCCGCAACAGACCCCGGATTGCCCACGCGACCACCGCTTTGGCGCCCAACGCGACCACCTGCAAACATACTGCCCTGCACGGGGGATGGCTCGGTCTTGATGATCGGGTTTTCCTCGTTGCCGACTTGGCTAAGAATATTGGTGACAGGAGGTGCCAGAGCGCCGCCCGCGACGTCACCAGCGCGGCGTGCCAGCCCATATCCGTATGTAAGGTGACCGGCCACTTTTGGAGACGTTCCTGCCAGCGCCAGCGCGGCGTGAGGAACACCAAAGCCCAACGATGTACCAGCGATGCCGCTAAGCGCAAGGTTCTGAATTTTATTTGCCCAGTCGGGCAGCACCTCGCGCACGGTCGCGCCCGCGATAATCTCGGGTAGGTACTTGCCCGAAGGCGTGTTCCTGAGAAGGCCGAATAGGTGCTGGTTCTTGTCCTTTTGGATCGAGCGCACCAGCTTCGACATCTTGGCAGCGGTTGAGCTACGCGAGCTTCCAAACTCAGCGGCAAGGTCTTTCGCGTCTTTACGGTACTGCTGCCACATATCCATCATTTTTGCATATTCAGGCTGGGCATCCGCGATGGTCTTTCGGACTGATTCAGGAACCTTCCCCATGGCCCCCTTCGCACGCGAGTGCATCAATCCGTCCATGAGATCGCTGTAGCCGACCTTCATGTTGTGCAGGCCTGCCGCAGACATGTCGCGCCGATTGTAAAGCCGCCGCTCCATTTCGTTGAGGATATCGGCCTCGCGCGGGAAATCGTCGCTGACCCACTCGCCAGACGGCTTTCGGTACGCCTGAAGCTCACTTGCTGCATTACCGATTGAAAGCTCAATGCCGCTCGGGTCCAACTGCTGCGTTGTCAGCCCCGCCTTGCTACGTGCAAAGTCATCGCTGATGCCCTTGCCCATCTCGTTAACGCTATCTTCCAGCATCTGCGGAAGAGCCGTATTCAAGCTTTCATCGCCCCAAGCTCCCTTAAAAAAGGCAGCGTTTGCGCCAGCATCGCCTTTGCGCGCCGTGCTCTCAATAAGGTCGAGCGCGGCCTTTGAGGATCCGGAAGTGCCACCAAGAATTCCCTTGGACAGGCCGCCTCCAAAATCAGTCACCTTGCTTGCTGCACTCATGGCTAACTGCGTCGGATCAAGCGCCGACAGCGCAGTCTCTGCCAGCTTCCCGGCCTTAGAGAGGCCTGCGGCGCGACCAGCCACACCTACAACGGGGGCGACTGAGGCAACATCCATACCGACGGCGAACGGGTCAGTGGCCAGCGTCTTCTTCAGCCCGGCGGCGCCGTCAAACAGGTCGCCATAGCGCTGGCCATATTCTTCTCGCAGGGCATTGAAAGACGCTTCGTCCTTCGCCTTTTGTGCGGGATCCTGCTCCATGAAGTAGCCAGCACCGGCAGAGAGCGCGCCCTTCCCAAGCTCGCCGAGGGCGCCAACCGTTTCAACCGGGTTCATGATGGCTTCGCCAACATCGCCGATGGTTTTAACAAAACTGCCCGGGGCTGCTGCGAGCATTCGTCCCCCGACCTCACCCCAGCCCATTTTGCCGTAATCAGGCTCCGCCTCTGGCGCGGCGGAGGCAGGGGCAGCGGATCCGGGGGTGACGCTGTTAGTGGGGACGGAAACAGATTTTGAGGAATCAGACCCATACGCCGGTAGCGCTGGGAAGCGCTTAGCTAACTCCTTGAGCCTGTCTTCAATAGGCATTTCCTTTTTCGGTATAAGCCACGAGTTTTCCATCAGACATTACCTCCCGAGACGAAGTATCGATAAAGTTTTGGCGGGATTTCGGTTCTGCCCAGAGCTTGCTGTAAAAGGAACTGAGTTTCTTCTGGATTTCCAACGGTCATAGCCTCTTTTATATATCGCGAAGTCGCTGGGTTAGCCAGCAGGTCGCGTAGGTAAGCCACCTCCTGCTTGTACACACTGTCGTACAACCGATTAAACTCGGCCCCCGCAGGGAGAAGGATCTTTGACGTAGTTTGATCCGCAAAGGCATTATAGAACGACGACCGATCAACAGCGCGCTGATTGTCCACCATAAGCGTGGCCATAACCGTAGCAGCCGCAATCGGATCCTGCTCAATGTTTGGCATCATACTCGCCGCAGCAGACAGGGCGTTATAGCTGTCCTGATTGGACGCGTTGACCAAGTTGTTGGCCTGAGCAAATCTCAACTTGTCAAGAATATCTGTCTGCGTAGGCATGTCGGAGAACGCGCCTAACCCCAAGCTTTGGCTGAACAGGTTAAGTGCCTTGGTAACCGCAGCGCGCCCAGTACCCTGAGAGCCAAAGCTTTCAAGCGGCGGCGCCCCCATAAGTGCCGAAACGGCCATCGCCTGTTCAGCGATGTTGAGGCGGTTATCACCTGCGGTGGATCCGCCAGCTGTAACATCGTTAAGCAGTGCTGCAGAGTTGGTGATCAGATCTCGGGCATTTGGAAAACTCATCATCTTGTCTGCGCGATCCGTCGCCCCGCTGGCGCGCGGATCCCATATAACATTGGTGGGCTCAGGAGGCTGGCTAGGCGAAACTGGCAAGCCAGAGCCCCCCTCAACCCCGCGAGGAGCCGTCTGTACGGTCTGCAAAACCGAGGAGACATCGCCTGTGTTAGCGGTGCCGTTCTGGGCCGCAAGCTGCTGCCCTGCGAGGCGCAGGGTGTTATTCAGAGCTTCGCCGCCTGCAATGGGCGCGGACGGGTTGGAGAGCCAGTCGTTGAACTGCTGCAGGCCGCCATTGGCGGTGACCACATAATTTACGCCGCCGATATCTTTTACGCTGCCAGCAACATTCTGGATATCCTGCCCACGGGTCAGTGCCTGTGTCTGTCCGATATCAGCAAGCTGCTTCTGGCGGTTCATGTAGGCCTCGGCACCGCCACCCACGCCCTCGAGGAGGGCTGTGCCGAGGAACCGGCTCTGCGATCCAGCCATCTTCCCCAGCCCCGACAGGAACGGCAGGATGATGTTCTCTGGGCCGCCAGCCTTATCGATCATCTTCTCAAAAAAGTTCTTGCCGCCCAAGCCGGGTGCAGGCTGATCGTTGCGACCGCCATCGGGGCGGGTGTCGGTTACGTCGCGTGGCGTGATCGCCGCGTCTCCAAGCGTGCCGCCACCGCCGCCACCAGCGCCGGAGCTTTTTTCATTGGTCCATTGCTTAAACTCACCAACGGTCATGCCTTTAAGAAACGGATTGGCCGCGATGTAGGACGCCGGAACCAGCCCTTCGATAGCTGCTCCGTCTGGGGCACCAAGCACCCTTGGGGCGGCACCTGCCCCAAGAAAATGTGCAGCATAAAGATTGCCGTTAGTTGCGGGAATTCCGGCGTTTTTAAGCTGGCGTTCGTTCTCCGCCGTCAATAGGCGGATTGCCCGCTCCTGTTGCGCCGGATCGTTCTTCCCGTCAGCAGTGAGACCGGCCTCTGGATACTTTTGCGCCAACGCGCTCCACGTCCCGTCCGTGAACCCATAGTAGCCAGAAGCAGATGACGTGTTACTCTGAGCGTTGGGGTTATTCCCGCTCTCAGCCGCTTTGATCGCTGCGTAATAAGCCTCGCGATCTCCAGTTGCGACTGTAGGCGTCCCGGCCCCAGTACCCGCCGCCAGCCCCGGCTCCGCCCCAGCGATAGGCTCTGCAGCGTTTGCCACGTCACGCGTAAGATCAGTCTGGGCGGGATCGGCAGCAACAATTGCATCGGTAACAGGTGCGGTGGCCGAAGCTGCGCCAAGGCCGCTACGATCAAGGCGCGGCATGGGGATTGGGCGAAGGAACGCGGCAGCATCAGAGTAATTCGCGCTCGACAACCCCGGCTGCACGCCAGTAAACCGACGATCAAGAGAGACGTTGCGAAGCTCGCTGCCGGGATAGGGAGCTACATACGGCGGCAGCGTGAGGCCGCTCTCGACCGGCTCCATCACCTCCCTCCGTGGTTCACCAATCTGAGCCCCCTGCACGCTGGCGTACGGGTTAAAGACAAGGTCTCTGCGGTCTTCTGCACGCGCTCCCACCGTGCGGGACCAAGCCGGGGGTCCGCCGACAATATAATCAGGCTGCGGGGTAGGGGTTGGATATTTTTGTGAATATTCGGTTGGACCCAAGAAGAGTTTGTCTACGGCCCGCATATAGGCGTCAGAAACGGCTCCCGGGGTGTTAGCTGCAATACGCATGGCTGTGTCAACAGCGCTATCCTCACCTGTGGCCGCGCCGAACATCCTAGTTGCAGCATCCGGCTCCACATAGGCAGCGTTCTCCGCCTGCGCCCCCTGAACGCTAGCGTTTGGGTTAAACGGGAGTTCCCGAACACGAGGAGAAAATGGCTTCTTCTGGACCCCCTGAACGCTCGTGGGCTGGTCAAGGCGTCGATTAGTCACAATGTCGTCACTGACAAGCTGAACCGGTCTACCCGCTTCCTTTTCAGCGTTGTAAACGCTGGTGTAGTACTCCCTCCGGATGCGATCAGCATCAGCGGCGGAAAGGCCAGCCGGTGTGGCTACGGCCAAATTTGGGGGAGCGGCGCGCAACTGCCTCAGAAATTCCGCTTCAGCCGGGCTCACATAAACAGCATTTTCCGTCTGAGCCCCCTGAACGCTGGCGTTTTGGTTAAACGGAAGCCCCTGAATACGGGCATTCCCCGTCTGATCCCCCTGAACGCTAGCGTTTTGGTTAAACGGAAGCCCCTGAACACGAGTGGGAGCCACATAGGCTGAATTTTCCGTCTGATCCCCCTGAACGCTAGCGTTTGGGTTAAACGAAAGCCCCTGAACACGAGTGGGAGCCACATAGGCTGAATTTTCCGTCTGACCCCCCTGAACGCTAGCGTTTGGGTTAAACGAAAGCCCCTGAACACGGGCAGGCGCGGCTACGCCTCCCGGTGGCAAGTTCTGCGGACCCGGATCGAACAACGCGGACGCGGGCCTTCTGCGCGCATACGCCTCCAGTTCTTGCTCCAAAGTGAGGGGTTCCGGACGGCCACCGCCTGCATACCCATGCCGCCCGGCAACGCCGCCGTTGGCCATGAACATGCCAACGATTTTTGCAAGGTCAGCAACCTTGCTCAGGCCGCTCTGGGGCTGCTGCGGATCTTTCGGCTGCAGCAATTCAGGCGTCTTCTGGGAGCCGGGTTCCTGAACGGGCACATAACCCGTATTCTGGGGGTCGTAAGGCATGCCGCCAGCGGCAAGCCCAGAGCGGGGTGTGCCGCCGCGCGAGAAGCCATATTTTTCCCACATATCACCGGCTTTTTCGCCGGTATCGGCGAGGCTCGATGCCATGTCCACGATGTCGGAGGCATCGGTCTGGCTCGGGCCTTGAACCGGGTCAGCGATCATAAGCTGGCCGACCGGCAAGTTCGCCTGCGGGACAAACCCGCCAGAGCCGATCCCCGCAGAGCCCCGCCCATAAGCCCCTGCATTCGGATCCATGCCGCCAAAAAGCTGCTGCATGACCATGGTGGCGTAGTCCGTCTGCGGGGAGCCGCCATCAGCGTAGCCCTCGCCCATATGCCCCGCACTGACGTGACCGCCCATGCTCTCGGGGACGAGGCCGCCGCGCCGATAGCCGACGTCCTCGATGACCTTTCCGCCACGCTTGAGGCCAGAGAAGAACCCGGCAGGCGACGTCGTCTGAGTGGTCGAGCCGGACAGCGCACCAGTGCCCATGCCAATGTTGCCAAGGAACTGAGTGGTTTGGAACGGATAGGCGCGTTCCTGCTGGTACTGGTTGTAGAGGGCAGACTTACCGGCCTGCTCAGTCTGCTGCTCCTGCGTGCCAGCGCCGAGAAGCGCCTGACTTCCAGCCAGCGCGGCGCCCTGAGCGCCAGCACCCAACTGACCGATGCTCTGCCCGCCCTGCAACAGCCGGGCAAGGTTCGCCTGACGGGACGCAAGATCCGCGCTCTGCTGCTGCTGGGCAACGCCCTGAGCCTGCATGTAGCCCTGATTGAGCAGGTTGCCGATGGTGCTGCCCATGCCCATCATCTGCTGCCGGTTCAGGTTGGCAGCGGCAATGCCGGACCGGTCGCCAAACCCAGCGCCTGACTGGATGGCCGTGCCAAGCGCGCCAGACATATCCTGCCGGTTTTGCTGACCCAGAATGTCCGCCGTGCTCTGCACCACGTTTTGCAGATACGGGCTCATGTACTTGTTGGTGTCGAGTTCGCCCAGATTGGCGGGGCCCATACCCCCCAATGTCGCTGCTGCACCAGCCTGAAAATACGGCTGCGCCATGCCGGACGCCTGCCCGATCTGGCCAATTGCCGCATTTTGCGTTTCCGTCATCGGCGCAACAAAGGCACTTGGGTCGTAGGAATATGCCTGAAACGGCGTCGAGGCTACGTTTTCGGCCCTTGCGTTGACCGCGTTATAGCGAGCCAGCACCTCCGGCGGAATCTGTACGGAAGATGTGGAGGTTTGAGTTTTTCCGCCGCCAGACATTATGGGATCTCGCTAGAAGGTTCACTGAGGCCGGTCTTGGCCCCATAGAGAAAATAAACGCCCGCAGGCTGCCCAAACATCCGCTCATACAAGCGGATTTTCGCTTCAGTCCGACTGTTTGAAAGCACCCCGATGGATAGCGGAATAGCAAGCTCTTCGGATGCCGTTTTCGCAAACTCACACAGCTTGCGAGCCCGCCCACCCTTCGCATTGCGATATTCTGGCGCCACAAACACCGCTCGTTCTTCCAGTACAGGTTCGTTACTGTACCATAGCTCTCCAAAAACCAAAAGGATGGCACCCTCAAAAGCCTCACCCGGCTTTCCAATAATCCCCACGATGCCGTTCTGCCTAGTTAGAGCGCCCCACATGGTTTTGAGGAGCTTGGAGACGTCCGGAGAGATGAATGCGTTTTCCTGCGTGGCGTCGAGCGCCAGATGCATCATGCCGTCGAGGTCTGCGGGGGTTCCTACACGAACTGCGGGGGCGTCTGCGGCGTCTGTCATGCTTTTTCCTTTAATCGACTTTTGGACCCGGTAGCTTTTGCAGGGTCTTGATGGTCTTTGCCCGATACTTTTTTACAAACTCATCCAGAATCCGATGCCCATGATCGAGGTCTCCTTCCCCGATCTTCACGACATCCTCCGGAGGAATAACGTACTCTCCACCAGCGGCGACGATGGGTACCGTGTCCACCTCACCACCACCCGCCTTTGCGACGGCGGGCGCGCCGTAGGGCATATCTGTCCCCATGTCTGGAGCCCCATAGGGCATTTTGCTGAAGATGCTGTTGGCAATCTTGAACCCGGCCATGCTGTTGCCTTCGCCCATGGCCGAGATGATATCCGCCGGGATCACGTAAGATCCGGACTTCACGTGCATCGGCAGGTGGTCGGTGCGCCCCGCCACGTTGCTGTGGATCGGCCCAACATGAACCTTCCCCATGGCGCCGCCCTTGGGCCGTGCGACCTGAGCTCCTCGAGCATGGGCCTCGCGCGCCGTGCTCAGCGCAGCCGCGACGGCCTGCCCCTGCGGGCGCCCGGCATGCATCATCTCGCTGATGTTGCCGCTTATCGTTTCTTGCGAATTTCCGCGCTTAAGGGGCATGTCACACCGTTAGGTTGTAGAAGGCGATATTGCCGACGGCTACGCCCGTGCTGCCGGGGGCGGCTGTTCCTTGAACCGTGCGGGCTGCAAGCGTGTAAGTGTCGCTCACGTTAGCCAACGAGACGCCAAGCTGCAAATCCCAGTTATATCCAGTCGCGATATCGGCACGGGTCGTCGACTGGGAAGACGAGGTCGCAAAGCTCTGTTGCACGATCTGATCTGTGGAGGCAATTGTCATCGCCGTGGCAGCCGTGTCCACGTCCACCTGCCCGGCGGCGAGCGTCGTGGCCCATGAGGCGCTGGTCAAGCCGGTGGCATTCTTAACCAAAGCAAACTCATAATTTCCATTAACCAGCGGGAAACCCGTGATGGTAGACGGGATCACGATTGCGCCCAGAAAGCTTGAATTCAACCGTATGGAGATCAGGGGCACAAAGGTGGTCGTAAGGGTTGACGCGTAGGCCGTCGTCACCCGAGCGTTATACACCTGCGACGTTTGCTCGTAGCCGCCCTCGGAGATGACGCTGGAGCAGATTTGCTGCAGGACAGGCGTGCCAGTGGGGATCGACGTGGTCGTGATTTCGAACCGCAGCGGCAGGATGGCCGTGGTCATGTAGACGAACGACTGGACGTTGGCATTATTGAAGACGTGGGCCACGTACAGCACGCCATTAACGACGAACCCGCAACGGACGGAACCTACGCCAAGCCACTCGATGTCGATGAAGAAGATCTGTGTCTTGGTCAGATCGAGCGTTACGCCGCTGGGGCCGGTGCCGTCGAATTTATCAACGTTCCATGCGCTCTTCAGCGCCTGCTGGTTTCCAGAACCGCTGGCGCTTCTGATGTTGAGTGAAACGCCGGTCGGCAGAGACGTGCCGGTCTGCTCCAGATAGATGCCGTTGGCGGTGTTGAATAGCCCGACGCGCTGCGTCAGCCCCGTCTGCTGCGCCGCCAGAGTGAAGGTCTGAAGCGTTAGCAGGCTCTTCCCGGGCTGGTACGGAAACGACCGGAACGACTGGGCTACGGCGCTGCCTGCAGAACTGGTGCCGGGATAGAGGTTTATCGACGATTTGTCGGTCTGCCATGTCGTCGTCGCGCCCGTCCCAGACGTCGAATAGCTATACGCCGGGTCAGCGGCATAGCGCGACTGGCTGTCGAACAGTGTGTACGGCTGAGACACCCGGAGGCGCCCGAAAGCGTCAACGGTCGTGCCGCCAAACGCGACATAACTGGGTTTCGTGCTGGAGGATCCATACGGCGGATAAACGGTGATGGCCATCAGCCCTGCCCTCCGTTGAACATGACGGTCACAGTCGTTGCCGAAGCCGAGGCTTGGATCGTTCCACCAGCGCTCAACACCTGATTGCCCGTCCACTGAACGGTCGTGTTGCCCGGAATTGGGGCGCTAAAGAACAGCGCATTGCCCGCGCTCGCGCTCCCTCCAGCTGGCACCAGATAGATCGTAAAGGTCGCAGGGGCAGCCGACGTGTTGCAGATCTCGATGTCGTTCACTGTGAACTGCAGGCCCGGGTTCACGGTGTAGAGGGTCGTGGTGCCGGTCGTCATCGGAACCCGCGACAGGCTGCTGCCCTTCGTGAAGGTCAGTATGTTGTTGACGTAGTTGCCCAGCGTGTTGATCGCCACCACGCCGTTTTTCTGGGTTGTGAGGATATCGTCGAGACTGGCGGGCATCAGAACTTCCCATCGGGTTGCAGGCGGTACCTTATCCCACCGAGGCGCCAGAAGGTATTCAGGTCATTGCTCGAGATCTCGATGGACACGAGGCGCCCACGGAAGCGCGGCGTGATGTAGGTTGTGGCCTCTGTCAGGTTGTACGGGCCGTAGCTCGAGACCTGCCCGTCGGGGTAATCGGCCACATGGAAGGTGATGCCAACGTTGGCGTTTTGGGCCCCGTTGTAATAGCCCCACTTCATGTCGGGCCAGACCTGATCCACGAACATTTTTAGCTCGGCTTCAGACATCTGAAAGAAGCCCGTGCGGAAACTCGACGCCATCGGCTGATCGTCGGCGTTGAGCGACACTTCGTGCTGGTAAATATACCCCGTGGGCGAGGCGCCAATCGGCTGACCGAGAACACTCTGGTCAAGCCAAGCGGACCGATCCAGCGTGCCGTAGTCCCACTGGTTGATGAGTACGTTCAGCTTCACGTAGCTGTCGTTCTCGCCGTTCACGCTGTCGTTCGACGGGTAGTACCACGCAATCTCATGGAAGCTGGAATTCACCGCCACGCGGATGTTGTCTGCGTAGTCCATATTCAGGTTCTGGAACACCACATCCCAGACCGGGCAATTCACCGGCTCGACGCCGCTGCCAGCGAGCTTGAAGAACTGCTTCAGGCCCATCCAGTAGACGTCACCGTTGATGGCGCCAGCGGCCTTCTCCGCGACCATCCCGCACCCAGCGCCGATCTCGTTGAACTGGTAGATATAGGGCTGGCTGACGTACTGCATGGCCCAGACGCCGAGGTCGGTCCAGATCAGGCCCTGCTGCGGACCTTGGATGCCGCCGACAATGCGTGACCCCTTGGGGATGATATAAGAGCCCGCCTGATTTGTGACTTGAGGGGACCAGACATTGAAGTTGCCGATGTCGCACCAGCGCACCAGCAGCGGCTGCTGGATACCATTATAGGTCGACCCGTAGGCGACGATCTGGCGCTGCGGCATGGCGATGAACATGCCCTGATTGACAATAGGCGCCGTGGGGATCAGAGCGGAGCTTTCGGAGCCTAGCTGCGGATCCCACTGGTAGATGCCGTTGTTGCGCGGGCAAGAGATCAGCGTCTCGCCCCAGTTGCCCAAAGACCAGTCCGTGGCGCTGCCGGTGGCGTAGCTGGTGAAGGTGAGCGTGCCACCCGAGGTGTACGCGCCTGTTTCGGTTGATGCGATTACGAGCGTGCTGGTGTTGCCCGAGAGGCTCCCCCGCGTCGAAGAAACCACGCTGAACGGGTTGATGCTGTTGTAATTTGAGGGGATCACGCCTGAAACCGTGAACTCGGACCCGGCGGGCACTTCAATCAATGCACGATTACCTGCAGTGCCGATGGTGTAAGTCACGAACCCGGCAGACGGCGTGGAGGGCTGCACGTTGACGATGGCGTATTGACGGCCAACCGATGGGATGGTGCCGATACCAAAAGTGCCGATGCCAAACTCGCCTGTACCAAACCCGGAAGCCGACGGTGCAACGGTGTTCCCGAGGTAGTACTCGTACTGAGCGAGGCCGCTGTTAATGGAGGCAGAGCTAGCCGCCGTGGCGCTGTTGGACGCGTTGATGGTGAAGGTGTTGGCCCCCGTCACTGACTGGATGACGTAGTTGCCCGACAGAGTGATGCCGTTAAACGTCGTGGGTACCAAGACCGGGAAGAACTGGTTTACCTGATAGTCGTGACCAGCCAGCGTGACCGTAACGATATTGCTACCGTTCACCGTGGTGAATTGCGGGACGGCGCCGCCGTTGGATACGGTCGATGTAGCAAAAACGGGATACCCCGCAGCGTCGACAACATCGATCCTATACGTGTCAGGATCGACATATGTGCATTGGTAGTTGCCAAACAGGACAAGGCCGCCCACGGCAATCTGCGTCTTGATGAAAACCGTGTCACCGCTCAGGATGTTGGCCTCGTCATCCACGATGGTGACGGTCGCCGACCCTGCCGTGGTCGACACCGAAACGGGCTTGTTGACCGTGTAATACTGCCCGCTGATGCCTAGAAGGGCGCCGCCGCTGTCGACCGCATACAGGCCGGTTGTCGAGCCAATTGCCAGATACGGATCCGCATAAGCGTCCTGCCACGCCCACAAGTTTCTGGGGACGCCCGGGACGATGCCGTTGTAAAACTTGGTCCATCCGCCAAGCTTCTGGGGCAACGCCATGCCCTGCCGATCTGGCTGGAACCGGATCAGATTGCACGACGAGATCGCAGCCTCGTTCAGCGTTGGCGTCCGGTTTTGGTCGACTCCCGGAATGAGCCGCATCGTTGCGTGGCCCATGTTTTAGCCTCGGGTCGGAGAGGCGACGACAGCCGGGGACTGAGAGGTCCACCCGGCAGATTCGTACTTCTTGCGGGCTTCCTCCACCGTCGCCCCCTTGAGCAGCGTCTGGTACTGCGTTTCGTAGGTGACGGGCATCTGCGGATCATTGCCGCCAGCCGACGAGAAATTGCGCTGGTAGGCCGAGACATAGATCATGGACGCCATGATGAAGAGGTCTGGCAGGTACAGGCTGATGAACGTACTGAGGTTCGTGGCCGACATGCTGGCGGGGCGCTCAGTTCCCACAATCTCGACCGTGTAAGCTGCGTCAGGGGCCGGGCCCAGATAGAAGAGATTGTCGTTGAACGGCGCGAAGTACTGCGGCACGCCTCGGTTCGCCACGGCAGACGAACCATAGACAGCGTCGAGGAATTCCTTCGTGACGGGCAGGCACGGGCTCCGCGTGGCCGCCACCCCGTCCGGGTCAACCTGACCGGCAGGGGTGATGATGTTGATCTGCTCGGTCACCACGAAGGGATACCCAGCAAGCTGCAGCCTCCTGCTCCCAGCCGTCAGCGTGAACGTCTGCGCCACGCTGGTGACGAGGAAATCAAGGTCACGATAGATGCGGTTTTCGGCGTATGTGATCGCCTGCGGAAGCGTGACCAGAAATTCGGGGTTGGTGGGGTCCACTACGGCCATGTTGGCAATCTGGGCCACGTAGCTGGTCGTTCCAGCAACGGTGCCGTCATAGCTCAAGCCGGTGGTCATGGCCTTACCCCTTTACGGTGGAAACGATCTTTTTGAGTGTTCTGCCGCCAATATAGCCGCCCAAGCACAATTTTACCAAGTCTATGAATTCTCATGGCGCTTAATCGTCAGGCGGCACGCTCAGGAACATGCTCTGAACGCTAGGCGCAGACGCCGCCACAAAATCCTGCGTACGCGGATTTGCGATTGGCACAGGATCCGCAGGGAGGACGATTGCTCGAAGCTGTGGCTGCGCCTTGTCGTAACAGGTATTGCACACCAGCAAGCGAATGTTGGCCAGAGAGGCGCCGCGCCAGTCGTACTGCCAGCGCAAGTCTACGTGATTGTGCCGAAACCCGCACCTGTCGCATATGGCGTGCGCGGCGGGGGAATTTGGATTTGTTTTGGCCCGACCGGCCTGAGACGCGTATGACATGATCCCCTCCTATCAGGCCCGGAAGTAGCCAGAGAGTTGCGGGGAGATAAAATAATTCGCCGTTTCTACGTTCTGAGCCGCCGCTATCTGGTAGGCCTCATCAGCTGCTGCCTTCAGGCCAACGGCCATCTGGGGGTTCCAGATCTTGGCGAGCCGGTAGGCTAGGCCATCAGCGAACGCCTCCATCCACAAGAACGGGATGTCAGCCGTCTGGCCGTTAGCGTAGTTTGAGGTCTGCGACTGCACGAGCCGGTAGTACTTGAGGTACTGCGCGCTGCTGCCGTCAGGCACGGGCCACAGCGTCACCTGCGGGCCGGACACGGCGGGGATTTCGCTATCACCCGGGCCGACCATATCCGTGGGGCTGGTCAGGCGATCAAACCAATAGGCCGTCGTAAAGCCCTGCTGACGCTTGTTGGCGTAGCTCGAGTATTCCGTGCGGCTGACGGGCAGGATGATGCGGTCAATCGGAGCGCCTGCCCCGTTGTCGATGGTCACGTAGGCATCAAGGATGACCACCGTGCTAGGGTCCACGGCATAGGTCGAGACGCCCTGAACCAGCGGAACCGTGACCAGATCAACCTTCCACAGGTTAACGCCCTGATTGCTGAAGCTCGCCAACATCATGTTGGTCGCCATTCTGGCGGTAGTAAGGTGTTCCTGCACAATCGACGTGTTGCGTATGCCAATCTGGTTATACGCGTATAAAACTAGCTCTCCCAAGCCGGGGTTAAAATTGTAGCTGCCGCTCGTTGTCATTGTGTCCCCTTAAGGCAGCGTTACTTCTGCCCGCTCCTGATCTGATCGATAGCTTCTCTCAAATAGCGCATATCTGTGCGAAGCTCCGTCAGCAGTGCCGTCTCATTGATCCGGTTGGTTTGCAACTCGGTCATGAGCGTGTCCAGCCTGTCGCCCTGATCGTTGACCCTAGTGTCGAGCTTCTGAATATCGTTTGCATTGGTTTGCACGCCAGATGCTAGGGTTTGCCAGCCGATGGTCAGGCCGATAATCACCGACCCGATGGTCAGGATATTGCCAAGGGAGATTTTGAGGTCGATCCATTCGGGCATTTAGAAAAACCGCCTCTTCTTCTTGGGCTGGATGGGCGCGTCGGTCTTAACCGATCTGCGTCCAAGAACGAATCCGACGGCTGCGGCAAACGTTGCAAGCCCCGGCGCCCCGGCAATGCGCCACGCAAGACCGGCACCCGCAACAATCAGCGCCAGCGGCCAGTACGGGACAAGAGGCACAAGCCAGTCGGGAATGAGGTGGTTCACTTCGCCCACCCCATGCGCCGGGCGATAACGTACCAAGCCTCTGTTGCAGCGCCGATGGCAAAGCCTAGCGCCACCTCCACAACGTTGAGAACGTCTGGATCCGTGGCGATGCCGCTATCCTCTGGCAACAGCCCCTTGATGACAAGCGCGCCGGAAATATAACGCAGGGCAATACGTGCGACGACAGCGGTCATGGCAACCTCTTATCCGAACAAGGACACAATCCAATTGTAGGCACCTACAACTACACCAGCAATGGCCAATGCCGCAAGAACTAGCCAGCCTGCCCCACTTGGCTTGGGCTCGATCACGGTGATAGTAGGCGCATCATCCATCGCATCCAGCGCGCTGAGGAACGCATCGGCATACATGGCAATCTGACTGGCGCGGTCTGTGCCATTCACAACGCGGCGGGCCTCGCGGAAGTCAGCAGCGTCGGCCAGTTTCATGCCGGTGAACCATCCCTCTTGCATCCCGCGCACGAGGATCAGCGCCGAGACTTCGGGAATCATCGCCTTGGACGGATCGGACACTAAATCAATGCCGAGCTTTTCGCTTGCCTTGACGTAGTTGGCGCGGTGCGTGAGCTGGACGAACCCGCGCCCGAACCAGCCGCCCGACCAATAGTCTGATTTGACCCACGGAAGCTTGCCTGACTTCCACGCCTTGGTGAGCCGCTCCTTTGCCTTGGCATCGGTTGTCGCGAGCGTTTCGCGCACGGGCTGCATGGTGCGGGCAGTTTCGTGATATGCGGTCGCGAGTATGTAAGCCAAGTCCCGCTCATTGCCTGAGCCGACCTTGCGCCATGCCTCAAAGATGATTTTGAATCCGTCCACTTGGGCTTGGCTGAGCGACCCGCCGAACAAGGGCCGCACTGCCTCGAAGAACTCCGCGTTCATTGGTGCGTCCCTTTGCCTTTGATCCAGTTATAGACGGGTCGAAACAATACCATGACAGCCACGCCTATAGCGGCCATCGGCCAAGCCCAGTCGGGAATGCCAGCTTGCAAACAATCAAGCAGCGTTCCATCGGTGCCACCCATATCGTGGACGTCGCAGCAGGCCCGTATGGCTGGGTATATCCACTCAGCCCACTGGAAGCCTGTGCACCCGTCAATCACGGTCAGGCCCAAACACGAGCACGGCGGTTGATTACGCTGGGATCAAACAGCCGCACGCCGTTCGGCCCCTCATACCCAGCCGGTACGCCTTCCTCGGTGATTGGCTTGAAGTCGAGGTCTTGGATGATCTGAAGCAGGTGCGTGCGCTGGAAAACATCGCCCTCTTGCGGTAGGCCGTAGGTCACCTGCTCGGCAAACTCACCGTAAGCGCGGAGATTGACGTGGTGCCCGCCGACGATGACAGCCGGGGTTAGCTCGTTACCGTCCTCGTCGTAGGTCGCCGGGGTCTTGGTGATCGGCCCTAGCTCGTCAATGGCAACACATTCGGTCGGGGTGAGGATGTCGTCCTCATACGTGGCAAGGCCGTTCTCGACCATGCCGGTGATGAACTGTTCGCGGGTGGATGCCCATACCATGAGGTCGATGATCATGTTGCAGCCGCCACTTGTTCTTCCGTGAGCGGCACGGGCTTGTGCTTGTCCCACAGCCGAGCCAGCACACTGGGCGCGAGCGTCAGAGCGCACAGGGCGGCGTTCTTGGTGGCGTAAATGCCCTCAATCCATGTGCCGTCCTCCGACACGACGAACTCACCTTCGATTTCCGTGATCTTTGCGTTCTTAATCATGTTGTAAGCACCTGCACTCGCTTATTCTTCAGGCACGGGCTCTGGCTCAGGCGCAGGCGTCGGGACATTCCACGGCAGCGGCAACGTCACAGGCTTATCCTGCACGGTCTGGGCCGCAATGGCCGCATCGCAATCTTCGTAGGCCTTAGCGATGCCATCTTCGCCCAGCGCGTTAGCCACCCAGCCATTCACCTGATCCAGCGTGATCTGATCATACGGCGTGTAGGGAGCGCCTGCGACATAGGTAACATCGACCGTGCCGTAAGCCGCCGCGTTGTAGGTGCCGTCCGTCGCAGAGCAGACCCACGCAATCTGGAAGACGACATCCTGCTGGCCCGCAAATTCCGGGTAAGCGGTCATCTGATTGACGGCCCAAGCGTAAGAAATTGTCATTCCTCAGTTTCCTTTTTGGGCGCGTTAACTTCAGCCACGGCGGCCTCCAGCTTGGCAAAGAGCGGCACGGCAGCCTTGGCACCTTGAATGCCTGTCGCCTTGACGGCGGCGTCCAGCAGCGCGCCGAGGGCCTGCACTTCGTCTTGGGTCAGGGTGAGGGTGATCATGGTTGTCCCTTAGTCGTTGGTTGTCTTGGCGGAGATGTAATAAATCGTGCCGCCGATATCGACCTCGATGGTGCGGTTCTGCAATGTCGGGGAGACGGTGGCAACGGTGCCGAGTTTCCATGTTGCGGCCGTTCCGCCAGTGGGTGCGTCGGTCTTGAGGCTGGCGCTTTCCAGTGCGGCGTTGGCGGTGTCATCCGCAAGCCGCACGATGAGCGATGCGCTGGACCGCTTGATGGCGGGGAATGAGGAGGTAGTACCGCCAAACTGGAGGCGGTCGAAGTTGCTTACTCCGTTGTTTGACAGGAGAATTATGCTGTCGGCTGGAGAGTACAGTCGTGAGCGGCTAGAAAACGCAATATATGACGTTGCACCAGCGCTAACTGCATTTGCAAACGTCGCATCGGTGGTACTAGCAATCGTCAGCGCCGTAACCAGCGCATTCTGCGCCGTTCCGGACGATCCAGCCAAGGCGACTTGGAAGATGATGCTCCCGCCCGCGCCAGTGCCCGTGCCCTGCGAGCCGGTGATCGTGAGGTTCGCGCCTGCGGTGTTGGTGGTGCCCGCAACAACGGACTGGACGGAGAGCTTCTGGGCTACGGGTGCGGCAGCGTCAGCAGCGCCGAAACGGAGGTTGGCTGGGTCACGGCGGGTCAGCTTCAGGTCGGATGGATTTCCGAATGCAAGCTCGCCAGCAGCATTTCGCAACCACACACCAGCAGCCGCATCGGCCTGTAGGTAGCTGGTGGTTAACAGTGCGCCTTGGGCACTCATGCCACCTTGAGTGACAATCTGCCCGTCCTTGCGGACGTTAAACCTACTCGTCCCACCAACCTGCAAGTCCATCAACAGGCTCGCAGCCGCCGACGCCGTGTCCGTCGCGTTCAGCTTCAGCCCCGTGAACGTGATGGCAGCGTTGTTCCACGTCTGCGCCAAGTTTAGCACGGGCGCATCGGCGGTGATCGTCGCGCCGGACAGCGTGGTCGAGCCCAGCAGCGTCGTTGCGACAGACTGCACGGTGTACACGCTAGGCGATCCAGAGGCCTGACTGTCCGCACCAAACAGGAAGCCTGTCGTGGGCAGCGTGGTGTCGGGCGTTATGGTCTGCAGGTTAATGTCGGTCATTTATGTTCACCACGTTAGGTTGTTGCCAGATCCCCAGACCAGATAGTCGCCTATGCCCCACACAAGATCATCGCCTGTTGTAAGCACCTGCAAATCGGCGTCCGTCCGGCGCGTTGGGAAGTAGGTGAGGCGTTTGATGTGGCCGTTGGTTTGTTCGATGCCAGCTTGGTTCCCAACTTGTAGGACTGTAATGCCAGAAGGCATTGCTCCTCCGTCCGGGTCCACTCCAACAGCTGCCCCATTAACGGTCGCAACATAATCGTCAGTTGTGAACGCCACGGCGACTTTATCGCTTTGACCAACAGTAAATGTGCCACCATCAACGGACGCCACAGTGCTCCCCAATGTGCGGACAAATAGCTGGCTTCCGTTGTCCAGATTGAGCGCAATTCGATTGGACGCATCATTGTAGAGCACCGCTATGCGGCGAGAAACACTAAGGTTAGCCGCTCGTACTTCCGCAAACAAACTACCAGCCACCGCATTATACCCAAACGCACTCGTCAGGATGCTGATCTGATCCGCAGCCCTAGTAACCTGTGAGGCAACTGTCGGAATGTAAGAAGTTGGGAAGGAACCTGCTTCGAGTTGAGCGCCCCATACAAGCAGGTCAGCGCTATCACTTGTTCCAGTTGTGCCACGCAAAATAATCTGGGCAAATGAGCAGGTTGGCTCTGTTGTAAAAAACCTTTGCCAGTCACCTGTAATAACACACAACGTGTAGGTGTTGTTAACTCTTAGTGCTACGGTCTTTGTACTTCCATCGGCGGTCTTAATCCAATATGAATTGGCTACAGGCACGCCTGATGGAATTGTTTGTTGTATTAAAGATTGATCTGAAAGTGTGGCGCCTGCTCCCTTATCCAGCTGTACTCTATCGGCTGTCATTGTCCCATCAGGGGCAGTTCCGTAGTTTGCAGTTACAACTACCGTTGAACCAGTACCACCAAAGCTCTTAATCCACGCCGCTCTATCAAACTCCTGCGAACGCAACAGCAGGTTAGTTCTCTGTTCCTCAATCAGCACACCCAATGGATCGAACGTGATGGGGTCATGGTCGATGGGAAGGGAGTACACTGCGGCGGAGGTTGTGGGGATGTAGGTGTTGGAGTGGTTGGGAGTGAGCTGTAGCTGCGCCTTGTTGAACGTAATCGTATATCCCGTTGTATTTGAGCCACCGGGAGCAACAAAGTCTCTAAGGTCAATGCCCACGCTGGCGAAAGAGCCGGGTGTAAACGCGGGACTTGTTATTCTTTGTGGGACACCTGCTACAAAACTTGTGACTACGGGATAGTTTACGGAGCCGTCAGAAAAAACGATGGGGACATTTGCTACCGTTGTATCACAAGTTACTTCGTAAGAAGCAACGCACGCCTTGTTGAGTGCTGAAAAATTCTGCCGGACGTAAACATACCCGTCATTCGCACTAACACTGACACTTCCATTAACCCTTGTACCGCTATATATAGGCCCGTTTACCCAAGACGCGTTAGAAAAATCTTCACTTCGCACGAAAAAATTATGCGGCGCATACCTCAGCACCCCATCCGACCCATAGACCAGCTTCGGCGAGGGGGACGTGTACGTGAGGATGCTGTCGGGGGTGGTCGTCGCTAGGTTGCGGGAGTTGTACCCAAGGCTGTCAGCGAAGTCGAGATCCAGCGCTGCGCCGGGCAAGACCCACGCAGGTGTCGCGTCAGCCAAAAAGCCCGGAGGCGTAGACAGCGAGGTGGAGCCGTACAGGAGCCCTGCAAAGCCACCCCAAAGGCCGGGAGCATTAGTCGAAAGACCCGCCATTTACGAGCCTCCTTACGAGGGCACAACACTCGCCTGAGAGATTGTCGCCGTCACCACACCCGTGCCGCTGTTCAGCGTCACTTTCACAAACACAGGCGCGTACCCGTAATTGCCCTGCACAGTCGTCGACGCACCAACCAGATTGGCGTCGGGATGATTGACCCACGTCACCAAGGCGGGAGCCACAGGCGAGATCAGGCTGTTGGGGTCGTCCAGCGTCTGCTGAACGGTGTAACTGACCGATCCGCTTACCGTACACTGGATGGCCGTCATCGGCATCGCCCAGCTATCAAGCGCCACCCAAGGCGAAGACGCCACGGCATTCGTGCCCACGGTGAGCGCATTAGCTGCAGTCGCGCTGATCGTGATCGAGGTTACGGTCTTGTAATCCAGAACCGACTGGGACGTGCTGGCGTTCGTACCCGCCAAGATCTCGGACTGGGTGCTGCCAGACCACGACGTGCCACTGATCGTAAACGTCTTGGCGCTTTCATTGCCCGTGCAGGTGATCAACACCCGCCGAGCCGTGTCCAGCGTTGCCACGCCTCCAGACGCACGAGCGCCATTCAGCGTCAGAGCGCCTGCCGACGGGGTCTGCGAGAGGCAAATCGCATTTGCAGAAGCTGCAACCAGCGGGCCCACAGTGACAGTAATCGGGCGCATCAGCGCGCTCCTTGTGAATTAGCTCTTTTCGAGGCTTTTGAGGCCCTGATATTGTCTACCGCATTCGGGTAGGGCCGTCCAGCAGAGCGGGCCATGGCCTTCGCCTGAGCCACCTGCTTAGTCGTCATGGGCTTCGATTTGTGGTCTTTAGGGAGACCCTTCTCCCAGACAGGAATGTCCTTTTTCATGGGCATTTTAATGTTCCTTGTGAGAGAACAGAGGCAAGCCGCCCCAAACTGGTTTGCAATTACCGCAGGCGCACTGACCTTTTAGATATAAAGCCGCAAATTCCAGAAGCTCGGGGTCATCTTTAAAGTGCCCTAAACCCAGATTGCAGTTTGTGCATAAAGCCCCACGCACCATGCCCGTGGCGTGATCGTGATCAATAACGACAAAAACAGTTTGTCCGCATATTACACATACGCCGGTTTCTCTGGCGGCGTACGCCCTATTATGCTCTTCAGGCTTGATGCCATTAGGGAGCCTAGTCTGTTTTCTGTATTCAGACCGACACGTGCGGCACCAGCTATCCAACCCATTGGTTTTCCGCTTATGCGGTGGAAAAAATTCCAGTGTTTCCGGTTTTTGCTGCTTGCAGCGGGCACATGTTAGCATTCGACATCCCACCTTCTAAGCGACTTATTGATCCTGCTGTTTGGATCATTAGCCACTTTATCAGAAGTGAGCTTATTTTTCATGCCGCACATACGTTTTTTGAAATTTTCTCGCCTTTCGGCGTCAGCATCAGATTTTTGAGCCTGTTTTGAGGTAACCGGCCTCTTGATGTCGTGCCCCGCTGCCTTCAGCGAAGCGCGCCCCTTGTCGTTCAGGCCGCCGCTGGGGTCTTTCCCTGCTGAGCGGGTCCAAGCTGGTGTCTTAGCCATGATGCCCTCGGGAAAGAAAAGAGTGGGGCCGAAGCCCCACCACTTAGTTCATCTGGATCTTGCGCCCGGCGGGGGCGGTACCCGAAGCAGCCGAAGACAGCGGGTTCATGTTGGAGCCCGTGCGGCCACCCGACTTGCGAGCCGTGCGCCCACCGTGCTTCTTGGCGGCCATGCCGTCAGCCTTGCCGACAGTCTTGCCACCGTGCTTACGCTCTTCGGCAGCGTCGTTCACCTTGCTCTGGTAGGTGTAACGCTGGTTCTTGTGAGCGAGATCCTGCTCATATTCCTTAGTGCCAACAGTGGCTTCGCCACCCGTAGCACGACCCTTGCGACCCTTCATATGATCCTCCTACGGATTACGGGGCATTGATGGCTTGGACATAACGAACGACAAGCGTGCCGACACCGCCGGTACCGCCGCTCGAGAGAACGAAGATGCGAACGTCGCTCGAACCTACGTTGATCCACTTGCCGGTCCGTGTTGCATCGGTACCCGGAGAGAGATTGGACAGACCAATCGCCTGCGGGCCAGTAGCCGCACTGACAAGCTCAGTCGCAGTGGCAGAGGTGCCAACGCTAACAGTGGCCGAGCTTGCCCAGCCAGTGCTCGCCAGCACGTCAATGCCAACGATAAGGCTGTAAGCCGGGACGACGACACCCGTAGCGAGGGCGGTTGTCGACCCCGCCTGAGTGACCGACTGGGCCTGAGCCATCACAACGTAGCCGGTGTCGGCCACGTCCTGCCCGAGCGTAGTGCCCGAGGTATTCAGGATCGGACCCGAAATAAGAGGGCCGGTAAAATGAGAAGCACCCATTGGCTTTTCCTTTCATTGTGGCCCCCCCTCGAAAGAGGGGCCTTGGCCCAGATTAAGACGGGAGCGAGCCCCAGATAGCGCGCCAATTGTAGTAGCCAAACGAGTAGCGCTCGTAACCCTTCACCAGAAGGTTGTCGGTCACGAAGTCCACCTGCATGTCCGTCTCGAACTTGATGCGTTCCATGTACGACAGGCCGTCGATGTTGGTCAGCAGGAACCAGTTGCGCGACGAGGTCAGGAAGTCGTTAGTGAGGAACCCTTCCGGCAGACCGCCGCTGGTGCCCTTGATCGCGTTCACGTCGTTGTCCGCAGTGCCCGGGCGCAGTTCCGTCTGGGTGAGGCGGATGGCAACCGGCTCAAGCTGCGGGGGAACGACGAGCTTGCGGGCACGCGCGAAGACCTTCAGACCAGCCTGATCCTTGAAGCTCGTACGAACCGAGATCATGCCGTTCAGCAGGGTGGCTTCGTTCAGGTCCACGTCAACCGACGGACGGTTGGCAACAGTGCCGCCGTCAATCGGGTGGGCGGTGCTGATCAGAGACACGCCATCACCGCCAACGCTGTTGTTGTACGTGGTGGCCGTGTTCAGGATCGACGCGCCGTAGATTTCCTTGGTCTGCTGGAAGCTCTCGATCAGACCGAGGTTCGACGGGTGGAACTGGGTCTTGTAGAGGTTGTCATCAATCGCCTTGCGAGTGATGGCATAGCCCAGACCGATTTCCACGTGTTCCTGATTGTACACGTAGCGTTCGCCAGCGCCGTTGTCGAAAGCGGTCTGGCCGCCCTCGGTCTTCAGCTGCGCGAGGCCGAGGTACCGCATTTCGGCGGTACGCTCGAGAGCCATCTTGCTGTCGTGCTTGGTGAAGATCTTGTCGTACTGAGATGGGATCATCTCGTACTTGCCCTCAACGCCCCGCAGACCGGGGAGGAGAAGGTCTTTGATTGCTGAAAGATTAACAGCCATTTTAACCTACTCCTTAAATGCCGTTGAAGTTACGCGGCATGGCGTTGTTGAAGCCAACAACGATGCTGTTGTAACCCGTGGTGGGATCGTTGCCGTTGACGCTCACCAGCGGGCTGGTCTGGCCCGGGGTGTAGTTGGCGAGGGACACGACACGGAACGGCAGGTAAGCATTGCTGGCGGTGCCAGCCGACGCGTTTGCAATCAGCGAGTACTGATCAGCAAACATGGTGGACTGACCGCTGGCAGTGTTGCCATTGGTTTCGCCGGTAGCAGTGCTGTCGTTCCAGTTGAAGCTGATGTTCTGGCCGACCGCAGTGAGCCCCACAGCGGTGGCCGTGGTGTTCGAGTTGCCGGTCTGGATGATGAACTGAGCATTCGGGTCGCTGATGACATAAGCCAGCACGTCGCCGTTCGCATCGGAGCCGGGCCAGTAGGGCGACCAAACGGTGCGCTTCTGCGAGGTCGACAGGTACTTGCAGCCAACGAAGATGCCAGCGACCGGCACGAACACGGTAACCACCGGGGTGGAAGCCGAAGACGTGGCGGCAGTGGTCGTGGTGCTCTGGACAACGGCGGTCGTCGAGGTCGACGAGATGACCGTGAAGGCACCATTCGGAACGCCAGTAGCGTTCGACACGACGATGGTCGAGCCAATCGGGGGAGCCCAATTAGTCGAGGCAAAGGTCGGAATATTTGCAGTGGCGCTCGAGATCGCAGTGAACGTGATCGTCATAGCGCCCGTCGCCACGGTGGCGATACCAGTTGCCGAAACGGTCAGCGTCACGGGGCCGGTCGCCTGCGTGATGTACCCGGTGCCAACGCCGGTAGCACCAGCTACCTGCATGACGGGGTCGCCAGAGAAAATCGGGGTCGTATTCGCAGTAGCAATAGCGGCGGATACCTGCTCGAACGTCGGCGCAGCACCGGTGCCCTTGTACTGATCGAACCCAAACGGAGCGAAGGTATTCGCCATGGGATTTACCTTTTCAGGGGGTGGCTTCGATCATCGCACACCGGGGCGATCTGAAACCGGGTTATCAAACTTCCCACGCCGAGGGGAAGGATTAACCGAATTAACCCTGAATGGGTTATGTTGTCAACACACGCAGAAAAAAGGCCCGCCGAAGCGGGCCCATTAGAGCGAGGATGGTGGAAGGGTCAGTCCTCGGGGATCGGGATCGGCTCAAAGGCCTTTTTCACCTTGATCAGCGGAGCGTCTTTGTTGCTGCGCTCAAACTGACCAGCCGGGGCGTCGTTAAGCTGCTGCTCCTTCACGCGGACCTGATCTCGAGCAGCCTTCTTTTCCTTCAGGCGGATCTCGTCGGTGATCTCCTTCGGACGCTCCATCAGCATCATGCCCTTGCGCAGGATGATGTCGTCACCGGCATAACCAATCGGCATCATCTCGGGGTGACGAGATGCGGGCACGGGCTCCCAGCCAGAGCGGCGGAGCGCCACCTGATACGACGGATCCTCCTGCCCGAAGACGGTGAACCGCTTCCACTCGTAGGTCCAACCGTCGGGAATGCTGTTGGCGTCGACCCAAAAGTCATCGGTGCCATCCTCGAGATCGCCGCCGTGCTGGCGGATCTCATCGGCGCGCTTTTTTGCGGACTGAAGAGACGACAGACGGGTCTTTTTCGTGTCCGACATCGGCTTCACAATCTTTGCTTCTTCCATATCTCTCTCCATCAGTTCATGCGCCCTTCGCGCTTCAAGTCGCGCATATTCCGCGCATACTCTTCTGGGGTCATGCCCATCATTGAGGCCATCTCGCGCTGCTCTGCGCTCAAGCGGACAACATTGGGGCGGCTTCCATCGCCATTCATGCTGGCACGGGTCACAGGGGCAATGGCTGGAGCCGCACGGCGCTGATGCTTCGAAGCTCCCCCCTGATCAGCCGACCGGGGCACGCCAAGGGTGCCCTCGACGTGATCGAAATAGTCATCGCTGTCCGGGGCAATGCCATCCGCCACCGCAAGTTCGTGAGCGGCTAGCATTTTGCGATTGAGCTTCTGGTCACGGACGAACTCAGGATGCTCGCGCACCCACGAAGCCGACCGAGGCGTTAGCTGGGCCGCAAAAACCTCGACGGGATCACCGGCATAGGGCTGCTGCTGAACCGGCCGCTTCTGCTGCTTCTGCTGGCCCTCCATGGCGTCACGACCCTGCTCGATCACGTTGGCCTTCACAGCCAGATCGTTCATGCGGTCGTTGATCTCTGCCACCATGGCGTAATTGCCCTGAGACATAGCCTCGGCATACTGAGACCGAAGCATGACGCGTTCGCTGTTCACCATCTCCAGAGCGCTCGAGAGCATCTGGCGCTGGTTATCCTCGACCTCACGGGTCATCAGATGGGCCTGCGCTGCCTGCTGCTGAGCCCTGCGCTCTGCTTCCACGCGAGCCTGACGCTCACGCTCGAGGCTGACCTTCAGTTCCTTGATGCCATCCCCGGGGGAAAGCTCGGGCTTGCCTTCTGACGCCTTATCGTCGGCCAGAACGATATCCTGCTCCTTTTCAGGTGCAGCGTCGTCCTTCAGCACAATTTCAATGTCGCCTTCGTTTTTATCGGACACGAGCCTCTCCTCAGAAAATCAAATCGGGGTGCGATGCCTTGCCGTAGATGCGGACATCTTCCAGCAACCGGCAATTCACGCCATTAACGACCAGTGTTGCGCCATCCGAGGCGCGGAAACCAACCCAGTCGCCCGCCTTGACCTGAACGCCGCCAAACCACTCGCTGTCGGTAAATGCACCGGGGCCAACCTTCAGCACGTAGCCAACCTTCCCCTGATATAGGTCTTCGTCGCGAACTTTATCAGTCAGGTAGATGCCGCCCTTGGTCTTTTCGGGGCGCACATAAATTGCGACCAGCACCTTCGGGCCAAACAGGTCGAAGCCGGAAATGTTTCCAACCCTGTCGACGATGTCCTTTGCGGGATCCTCGTCGTGATACATCGAAGTGATAGGCACGTTTCTCTCCATCAACGTTTTAAGACATTCTCACGTGCTGCCTCGAGCAAGGTCAGCGCCATGCGCAACCCCTCGATCTGCCCTGTGAGTTTTTTGTAGTCCTGCATGTCAGCCAGCAGGCCAGCGCAGACGCTGTCACGAAGCGCCTCGATATTCTGCTCGATGAGCTTCTGAAGCTCCGAAACAAGCCTCTCCATACTCTCTCCGTCTCTCCATATTTGGTTGGGGGCGAGGCTCTGGAGAGAAAACCCCGCCCCCGTAACACGTCAGAGCATGACCACTGACGCGTTAATTCCTGCTTTTCTGGATCTCGGTCTTCTCAAGCCGACCGAGGCCGCTACCGGCGCCCGCGTCCATGTCCTTGTACGAACGATAGACGCCATGCCCGGCACGCCCGCCAGACTTGCGCGCAAGCGGGCCCATAGCCGGGGGAGGGACGCCGAGACCCGGAGGAAGGGTGCCTCCCATGAGGCCGGGAGGCAACCCCATGGGAGGCATACCAGCGCCGCCAGCCATCGGAGGGGCGACAGGCATAGGCGGACGCGGCATCGGGCCGGGGAGCCCCATCGGAGGAGGCATGCCCTCCGGATGCTTTTCACCGGCAATGATGTTGATGTGGATGTTGGTCTTGCCCTTGGTGCGACCGCCGCTCTTGCGAGCCATCCGGCCACCAGTCGGGCGCGTGCCGCCGTCGTAATTGGCTTCGGCCTTGCCACCCTTCTTCTTCCCCATCGCCATAGCCATCGGCGAGAGCATCTTGGGGTCTTTCACGGCCATGGCGACCGGGCTCATGTAGTCCATGGGGCCGCCGTCCTTTTTGCCCGCACGCCCGCCACACGCCTTGCAGGTGCAGCCCTTGTCGTGCTTGGCCATCTCGGCCTTGATGAGCTTCTTGTCCATGGCGGCATCCTCATGGATCTTGCCGCCCTTTTTGTAGCCGCCGGTATGGGGGTAGCCACGCTCTTCGTTGGCTTCCTTCAGGTCGCGGTTCATCAGGCTGTCGGCGGTCAGGGCCTTGCCACCATCCTTGCGGTTGGTGCGGCCACCGCGCTTCTCAGGCGCGAACGGGCGATCAGTCGGCAGCTGATCGAGCATGCGCTCGCGGCGCGGCATCGGCATTGGCGGCTTCGCAGTGCCACGGTTAAGGCGCGGCCTCGGAACCGGAGCATTTTCGGCTTCATCTGCTTCGATGATGCGGCGAATTTTGGCCTCGCGGGCCATCCGAGCAGCCTCTTCGGGACCAAACTCAGGCGTGCCCATCTCGCCGCCGTAGTTCTTGCCCTTGCGCGGCTTCTTACCGGCATGCTGGGCGCCATTCGCACCCTCGACCTTGCCGCCCTGCTTGAACGCACGACGCGATATCGGGCGCATGCCCACCTTCGCGTTGGTGTTCATCGTGGGCTCGGTCCAGCCGGACGCGTCAACGCTCCCCTTGGTGGGAGCAGCACGACCCTGCGCCTTCTCCTTCATAGCCTTGCGGGCCGTTTTTGCCATTTCGCTCATTCGAGCATGCTCCTAGCTAGGTTACGGGCGTCCCCGTTTAAGCTGCCTTGCGATTTTCACGGCATTCTGGACAGCATCAGTGCCGAATTTCGTGTCCCCAGCCACTTTTCCACCTTTAGCATAGATTTCGCCTGTTATAATCCGCTTCAAAGCGTCTTCAGGCGCAATTCCATGCACGGCAGCGCGTGAAGCTATGTGATCAGCAAGCATTTCGATCTTGGGAGCACCGATTGGAGAGGTAACACCGGTAGAACCAGAGCCAGCGCCCCACAAACGCCCCTGCGCAGGCACAGATTGCAGACCAACCTGAGCAGCAATTCGATTTTTGAACCATGGCGCGACCTGCTGGTACTCGGGCATTTTCATCGAAACGCCCGGGTCGGAGCTTGTCCGCGTGTCGCCCATGCCAAGGATGCGGGTAAAGTGCGCGTCGGGCACCGGCAATGTAGTTTGAAATCCTGTCTGAGGCACGCCAGACGCCGGAATGTAGGTCGGCACTTTTGGAGTGCCCATGTCTACCTTGCCGCTCTGAAGAAAACTCTTCATCGGTCCGGAATGCGCGGTAGGATGGTACATGTGGCCAACGACATCGCGAATATCTTCGGGGAAATCAGCCCCACGCCTGCTTACCGGAAGCCCGGCATACTTTTCAAAATCACCAAAACGACCCTTGCCAGCGAGGTAATATGCCGCCATGCCGCGATTAATCTCGGTTGGCACCTCAGACCCGGGGCTCGCCATGCCCGTCAGCGTGTTTTGCATGATAAACCGCCTCTTAGCCTCTTCGGGGCCAAGTTCAAGCTCCATGGCCCGGTAAAGAGGGTTCATAACGTACCACGCATCCATGCCATGGCGCAGGACCTGATGCTTTCCGGCCTCGTCAAGAATATCGATCAGGCGCTGCTCGTTCTTTTTATTTATAATCTTTTCGGTGGCCGCAGACCCCTTCGGGTTGGGGGCCATGGCGAGGCTGGGCTCCATATTTCCCACGCGGTTTTCAGCCATGTCGTAAAGATCAGCGCGGGTAACGTTGAAAAGCTTCTTCAGGTTTGGGCTTTCAGGGGCAACGCGAGAGGCGGCTTCAGCCGCCATCTGCCTTGGGTTGCCGTAAATGCCGGGATATTCGTATCCAATAGGATCTTTAACCGTAGTGCGGCCAAAGCCACCACCGCCGCTAGGCGGCTTGCGCCCAGACGGGGTCATGCGGTTATAAATATAAGACCGCTCAACATCGCTTAGCTTGTGGAAGTCGGCTAATTTTTCGAGGTTGAACCGGTAGCCTTGCTCCTGCGCCGCCCGCGTAAATGGTGCAGCAATGTTATCGACAAGCCCTCGGAATAGATCGGATGGCTCGCCGGAGCTTCCTTGAAGCCGTGCGCGAGCGCTCTGTCCACCCACGACTTTTTTGAGGTAGTCTTTTGCATCTGTGAGATCCCCATTCGTGCGGGCCATAAAACGTTCAGGCATATTAGCAGCCTGACCGATGGCCGCAATGTCATCGACAAATTTATCGTGCTCTTCATCGGGCCCAAAATGGGAGAACTTTGCTGCCTTACCATCCCGAGTGAACGTAAGGTCGCGGCCACGAGCGGACGCTTCCTTCATGATGCTCATGCGCTCAGCAGGCGACAGCGTCTTGCCGTTGCCGAGAAGCAGGGTCGGCGTGCCGGACTGAAGATCAACTTCCGGGTGGTGGATTGAATGCACTGCCGCATCCTGCAACATCCCAAACCCAAGGGCCGAAGCCAGCCGCTTTGCCTTTTGGGGGGTCATGTTGGGGGCGTCAATGGTAAACGAAGGCTCTGGTTCCCCCAGCCACGTCCCCGTCACAGGCGTGATCGTGTAGTCACGGACGCCAAAATGCTTGGCCACGAAGTCTCGCACGCTTTTGCCATCAAGGATCTGCAACGCTGAGCGCGACACCGCGTCAATGTTTTCCTGATTGATAGTTTTGCCTGAGATCTGGCCGTAATTAACGCCGGGCTTGGGCGAAACCTGCGCTGCCGGGACGTTTTCCCTTGAAAATGTCTCAGCCAGCTTCGACGGCTTGAACGACTTGGCCGCAGAAAGCGCCTGAGAAATTTTATTGTCGTCGTCCATTACCGCCTCGTGAGGTTGCGGGCCAGCGCCATGGCTTTGTGTACCATAGGATTGTCGTTTAGAGCCATACCGCCGCGCTTGTACATCGGAAGGCCCTTCTTGACGGCGTCCCGCATGCCGTCGGTGATTTCGAGGGCGTGCCCCTTGTAGCCCTCAGTATCGTCGCCACCCGACGCAGACGGCAGCGCGTGCGAGAACATTTGCACCCCGGGATGATCAGGGTCTAGGCTCTTGGCCAGCTTGTTCATCTGGGTCGGCAGGATCTGATCGTAGAACGACTTCATGCCGCTCCCCTGCTCCCCGTCGAGGCCGTACATATCGGCATTCGCCTGCCCGGGGGAGAGCACCAGCTTGTTGTAGCCGCCGTTTACCGCCTCGGTGAGCGCATGCTTGAGCGCGAGGCTAGTCCATCCCTGCGTTGAATTGACAAAGGGGCCCTGCGGCGGCTTGTCGGGGCCAGACGGACCATTAGCGCTTGTATCCTGAAATCCGTGCTTGCGCCCTGCCTGCGCCCAGTCAGACTGGATCTCCTCGACGTGCAGGGCTCGCGGGGCCTTGTAGCCCTTCATCACATTGTTGCGCCAACCCTTAGCGCGGGACAGGTTCTGCGCCTCTTCCTTGGTGATGGTTCCTTTGCTCAGCGCCAAATCAGCGGCGCCACTGCCCCAGTTGGCGGGCTCAGATCCGAGGGACTGGGTGAGACCGGGGTCGGACAGCATCTTCTCGACTGTTCGATCATGCGCCTCTAGGTCGGGTGGCTCGATGCGGTCGCCCATGCGGATGTGCGCCACCACATTCTTGTGGCCGGGCCAGTGCTTTTGCTCCCTGAAACTGTAGCTGGTCTCGGGTATCTTCAGCAGGTGCTCCCGGTAATTGACGCTCCCGGGCAGGGTGTAATCCTCGAACTGAGCGGGCTGCTCAGCGTCGGGATCGGATGCGTCGTAGCTGGAGTGGTCTTCGCTCAGCAGCTTATCCACACCGATGTTGGGCATCTTTCTGTAGAAGTGCTGGAAGAGTTCCTCCGAGGTCACGCTGGGCTTGCCCGAGAACGCCTCGTCGAAGCCTGACTGGGTGAACTCCTCGGGCTTGACGCCCGCCTTTGCCAGCATGGCGCGCATCTGCTGCGGGGAGCCCTTCTTCTGGCTCAACTGCCGCGCAGCTTCGGCGCCACGAGAGTAGAAATTCTTGAAATTGACGACCCGCTCAGGCAATTTTCCGGTTGCGCCACCGTCGGCATAGCCAATGCTGCCCCCATCAGCCTTATGAGCCTCAGTTTCGAGCCCCGGAAAGCCCATGGCGCTCATGATCTGCGCCACGGGATGGGTGGAAACGTGGTTTGGCTCGATTTTGCCGCCGGTTGCAGCGTGCTGCATGGCCTGCATCACGTCCTGATGCGTGGTTTCCTCGTCCCCGGCCTTATCCCACACCGCATGATGCGCGTCCGCAAGCGGCTTCCACTGCCAATCCTCGAGGTTCTTGGTCTTGGGGTCGGTGTAACCGCCAAGAAGGCCCCCGCCTGCCTTCCCGGGGCGATACGCCTTTGCGGTCAGGAGGGCCTTGCGGGT